TTTTTCTGCACCGCGCTCAGATTCGGCGCGTCCGCATACGCGAAACAGTTCGTCAGCTCGGTCAGCGTGAACAGGTTCATGAAATCCTTGCGCGCGTAGACCGGATTCGACGGCGCGGGCGGCGTGACCGGCGCGGGCGCTGTGAACACGCCCCCCGCATACGTCCAGCCGATGCCAGGCTCGGGAGTGAGCGTATCGATCTGAATCGCCCCCGGGAAATCCGCCTGCACGGTCGCAGGGTCGTGAATGATCGCGTTGACGATGACGCCGTTTTCGATGATTGCGAAAGTGCTCATTATTCCCGCCAGGAGATACGGCAGTAGCCCAGCGCGCCAGCGCTAGCCGCAAGATTGTTGAAGTTTGGATTTCCCCCGCCGCCCCCGCCGCCCCCGCTGTTTGCAACGGGCGCCGTCGCTGCGGTGCTCGGGCCTGCCGCGCCGTTTCCTGCACCCGGCGCCCCTGCGTTATAGGGCGCATTGCCAGAGCCTGCGTATTGGCTGATTGCGCCGCCGCCCCCGCCGCCAAAGCCATCGTCATCAGGCCCGGCCACGGGGAAGCCGTATTGCACACTCGAACCGTTATACGGGAAAAGTTGAATTGTCGCCGGGCCTCGCGCGCCGCCGCCCGGGCCAGCAGTGAAGAAACTGATCGAGTAGGATGTGGGGCCCTGGCCGCCGAATTGGCCGCTGCCCGAGGCGCCTCCGACAGAGCTGCTCGATGACTTGCCGCCTTTCCCACCCGCCGCGGAAAGGAAACTCCCGAAACTCGATGCTGTCCCGTCGCCGCCATCAGTAGGGCTTGAGCCGTTCGTTCCGGCTGCGCCCTGACTCCCGATGGTTACAGTTACGGCGCCGGTTACGACGACTTTGCGCTTTCTTTTTACTTCTCCGCCGCCGCCGCCGCCGCCCGCCGATCCTGCCGAGGTAGTTAGGGCGCCCCCCCCGGCGCCGCCCGCACCCACCAGTTCCTCAATGGTTACGATGCCACCGAGGGCGAGCAGCGCCGCGCTCGGCGTCCATGTCGTAGTTCCGACGGTTGTGAATTCAGCAAAATGCAGCGTCGGTGCCTGGATGTAGCTCACTTAGATAAGTCTCCAATTCGCGCCGTTACTCTGCAAGGTCAATGAATTCCACTGCCGCACGAGACCAAGCGCCCCAGAGGCAAACCCGCTCATGGTTTGCGTGCTGGTCGTGAGAAACGTGATCGCGTTTGCGCTTGAGTCGGTTTTCACGATGTTGTATTTGATGCCGGGCACGAGCGCCGCATCAGGCAAAGTGAGATTGAATGCGCCGCCGCTCGCATCGCATTCGATGAGCTGCTCGGTCGAGCCTGTTCCGAGCGTCGTCGCCGATGTAACTGTGTGCTGCGCGAAAGAATAGCCCGTGCCCGCGTTGCCTTGCGGACCCTGCGAGCCGGTAGCGCCCTGCAGCCCGCTGACATTCAGATTCCAGTCGGCATGAGTGCCGCTGCCGCCAGTCGCATCGACATTGACCACGAGACTCGTGCCGCTATAGCTGGTAACGAATCCTTCCATGTAGTTTGCGGAATTCGCATTGCTCGACGCCCGCACCCGCGCGCCTGCAGAGTATGCGAGGCCCGCAGCCGTCGTGAATGTCGCTGATCCTGTGGCGATTGCAAACGATGTGCTCGACGTGGCAGGCCCGTAGCCTGGGCCGATGACATTCGCCGTCGGGCTGCCCCAGGCGCCAGAAACTTTCGGCCCGTACAGGTTATGCCCGCTGACGTCGATATACATGTCGCCGTTTGCGCCGAGCGAGCTTGACGGAACCCCGCTGCCCGAATAAAACACGGGCGCCGTCGCCGCTGTCGTCGCCGCCTGCCATGCCGAGCCGTTCCAGATTTTGTAATTGAAATTCGGATCGACCGCGACCATGCCATAAATCGGCGTGACGCCATCGACGAGCACTGTGCCGCCGGTGCCACTGCCGCCCGGATCCGCGCCGAGCGCGAATGAGATTTGTGTCGAGGTGACGGTTGTGACTGTTACTGAGTCCATTGTCGTGTTGAATCCGGCGACGGAGTTGCCGCTCAGAGTTATACGCTGATTGACGAGAATCGAGTGGCCGCCGATCGCAAGCGTGGCGACGCCTGATGCCCATGTCGCCGAGCTGACGGTGTGCGTCGTGCCGGGCAGCTCGCCGGGCAGCAGCACCATGTAGGACGTGTTCGCCAAACCATAGCCGCCGCCGTCTTTCACGCCGCCGTTCCTGTGCAGGTCGGTCGCGATGCCCTGAAAGTCGCTGACCTGTGGTTTAGTGAAGCCGGTAACCCAGGCGCTCGGATCGAATACCCATGACATATGTTTTTGTCCTTCAGAAGATCGGAATCTTTCCTAACAGCGTCTGCGTCGCCGGGTCATATACTTCGATCCATTTCGTGATCGTCGCGGGCACAGATGCGCTACCGCTTGCGGCTTTCATATAGACTGTTCCGTCGCCCGTGACCATGAAATTTCGCGTCGTGCCGGTCGCATCAGAAAAGATCGTGATCGCGCCGTCAGAGCCGTTCGCCATCAGATCGAGATAGCCCGCTCCGCTTGTCGCATCGGTGTGCATCTGCGCAACGTTGTGATGCGCGCCGCCCCCGCTATAGGCCACGCCGACGTACCCAGGGCAGACCGCAGTTCCTGTGCCGGTGCTGCTCGGATAGCTGTTATCTACCACATACACGCCGGCGACTCTGCTGTCGACGAGCTGGTTGACGATCTCGGTCGTCACATTGTTTAGATTCAGCGTGAGCGTCGCGCCGTCTATCGATACATTGCCGCTCGCATCCGTCGTGATCTGCGCGCTCTGGACGTTCGCGCCGCCTACTCGCAATTGCTGGAACCATGCGCCGTTGTAGGCCGTGCCGCCGATCGAAACCGTGCCGATCCAGCCGATCTGCTGCCCGCCCGAATTCGTGACGCTGAGAAAAGCGTTCGCGCCGCCGATCTGCAGCGTGCCGGTGAAGATTTTACTTGCGCTCAGGTTTGCGATCTTCGAATCGGTCACAGCCTCATCGGCGATTTTGGCCTCGGTCACATTGAGGTCTGCGATATTTGCCGTCCCGATCACGCCGACGCTCATGATGCCCGTGCCGGTCGTGATCGTTGTGCCGTCGATCGAGGTCTGAATCGCCTGCCCCATGTCGATAGTCCCGGTCGAGACGCCGAAACTGATGGGGCAGCTCGGCGTGATGCCGGGCACGATATCGTTCGCGCGAAAATTCCCGTTGTCATTGATGCCGGATTGCAGCCACACGATCGCGGAGGTCGGCGACGTCGGCGTATCAATCACGAATGAATGCGTCGCCGGGATTCCATCCTGCGGCGCGATGACAGGCCCTGCGTTGCTTTCGAGCCCGGTCATCGCGAACTGATTCGCGGGATTGGTGGGGTCAGGATCGGGCACGCCCGGACTGCTGCGATAGGTGAGAACCAACTGATAACACCAGTTCGCTATATTCGCGGGCACGCTCGACACGACGACGATGATCGGCGTCTTTAGCTTGCCCGTGCCTGAATCATTCGGCAGAACAGCAGCCGTAATCGGCCCGCTCGTCGCCGTGATGCTCGTACCGGCGGTCGGCGTGCCCGAGGCGAGACTCGCAAGAGTGAACGCGACATTTGGCGTCGCGTTCACCTGATTCGCCTGTATAAGCGTGTTCTCGTTGTCACCCGAATAACTCGCGGCATACAAGCGGCATGGATAATCGAGCGTCGGGTCGATCGCGAATGAGCCGGGCGACTGAATGGTCCAGGGCTGCTCAGCCGCGACATAGGGAAAGTCGCCGAGGTCGAGCACTGACCACGGGCCTGTTACTGCCGCGCTGCCGCCGACGGCCGTCGAACCGACGACTTGCGCCGACGACGACGACTGATCGGGCAATTCCAAATAGAGATGGCAACCTGCAAACGTGCCTGTTGGGCCGGGCGGCGTGACCGAGACTGTCAGCGTAATCGCGCCTGAGACGGGATTCATAACACCCGCAGCCGTCACCGCCTGCACGTTCGGCACAGAGTCAACCGAGCCTGTGCCGATGCCGGGGCCGCCATTCGTGCCCGTCGCATTACCGGCTCTGAGGATTGTCCAATTCGCCATTGTGTTGTTACCCGTTCGCCTTGATTTCGAGAAGATCGCCCTCTTGATACAGCGTGTCGGATGTTTGCCCCTCGACAGTCTCGCCGGAATGAGGCAGGATTGTCACGGTATTCGCATCGGTCGAGATTTTCTTGATGATCAATCGCATGTTGGGCACGCTGCCGATTGGCAGCAGTTGCACGGTGAACGAACCCGCCGAGGTATCGCACAGCAGCATTCCATCGGTCACGAGCTGCGTCGTATTGCCGTAAACGGGTCGAGTGCCCTGCCCGCCGAAGAGATAGAGCATCCGCCAGGGCTCGAGGCCGAGCGCATCATCCGCGAATTTTTCGCTCGCGTCTTTCGTCCGCACGCGGAAAAGCCAGGTCTGCCCGGCGAGATTGATCACGTCAGGCTGCGCCATCACGCTCGGCCCGGGCATCGTCGCGTTCCGCGATTGCATGGGTGCGGTGAGAATCTCGGGCTGATTGACCGGCGCGCAGACGACGACCAGATCGCCGGTCGCGGGAGTGATTGCCCATCCTGACGAGGCGAGATTAAATTGCGTGTAATTGCCGTTTACGTCGGTTGTGACGCTCGCGATCGTTTGCATGTCGCCCGCATCCGCGCCGGTCAACACAATCGCCATGTGGCCCGCCTCGACTCCCGTCGCGCCGCTCGGGTAAATGCCGTTCGCGATGTTCGGATCTGAAAAACCTGTCGCCGTGAATGTGGCTTTGTGGTTCATGAGCACCACATCGCCGGCCGCGAGCAGCGTCGTCAGGTCGGGCAATTGTGCGCCGGCCGAATTCGGGCCGATCGTCATTGTAAAAAGACCGCCCGATGTCGCCGTATTCGAAGCGACCGGCATATTGAGAACGGGGATCTCGACGCCGGGCTGCAGCTTCGCGAGTAGCGAAAGGCTGTGATCCTGCCATTGATTGACAGTCATGCCCGGGGCGCCGACCGTGATCGTGTTTGAGGTGACGGCCTCGATCTGCGCGGCCCACGGGCCGCCGTGTACGACATTCCACGGGATGACGCCAAAGTGATCGAAACTCGGATCAGGGCCGCCGTGAGTGCTTTCGTCGAAAGTCGTGATTGTCGCCGACGTGGTCCCGGGCGCGAGCGTCTGGTTCCAATGAAAGATGTACTCGCCGATTGCGTTCCAACCGCCGATGTACAGCTCGCCACCGTCGTCGCCTGAACCCCAATTCGGAGTAACGACGATCGAGCCGCTGCCGCTGCCCGGCACGTGTACCGTCTGCACGGTCAGATAATCCGTGTCGGTTTGATCGGTTGCGCCCGAATCGAATGCGCTGAGAGCGACGACGTAATCGCCCGCAGCGAGCGAGCCGCCCGTTCCGGATGCCGCGACGAAAAACTGCGGGTTCGCGATTTCCGTGTCGAGAGAGTTGATCGGCGGCGTGCCGATGATCTGCAGGCTGAGAGTCGAATTGCCCTGCGCATCGACGCCGTACACGGGCTTGACGCCGAAACTCGCGAGGCCCTGCGCGCCCTTTGAGTAGACGGCGTCGCCGGCGAGCGGCGCCGCATAACCGGGCGACCAGGGCCACGGTTCCGAGGGCGTCACCGCGCCTTTCGGATAATTCGACTGCTGATAGCCTTGTGGGCTGAGTTCTTCCTCGGTGCTCCACGCGTAGATCGAAGAATCGGTTTCCTGCAGGTCGATCTCGGTTGAGAGCGCGATGCTGCCGCCCGCGTCGTCGAGCTTCAGCCGCGTCGCCGAGACTTCGAGCAGCTTGTTCGAGAACCCGAGAAAGGGTACCGTCGCCGAGATCACATCGAGCGGCTGGCATTGATAGCCGACCATTGAGAGCGGAATCGTTCCTGTACCGCCGTGCCGCGATCGCAGCAGCATGATTTTCGCTATGCGCTGCGCAGTGGCCGAGCTGATTGTAAAGGGCAGGTTCAGCTCCATCCATCGCCGCTCCCCGTTATCCGAGGCGAGATTGATGTCGCCCGCGTACATGCCCGGGCCGCTGTAACCGTGGAGCGAATCCTGCGCATAGGGAGGGAAGTCGGTACTCTGCCATTTGTTCGCGGGGCTGATATAGGTGCCTTTGGCGCCGTTGTATCGATCGCGGATTGAAGTCGTCGGGCGCCATCGATAGGAACCCGTAAATGAGAGCGGCACAGCGCCGGAAGATGTACCGCCGAGGCTGAGGCTCTGGCCTG